TCCGCTCGGACGCTCACCACGACAACGCTCACACGGATCACCGGCTCGAGGCGATCCACCTCGAGGAGGCCCTCGACCGGAAGGCCGGGATCCTGGACATCGGCGACCTCCACTGCGCGATGCAAGGGAAATGGGACAAGCGGGCATCGACCGACGCCTGCCGCCCCGAGCAGCGGGAGGGCCGATACCTCGACTCCCTCGTCGAGTGCGCCGCCGAGTTCTACGAGCCCTATGCCGCCAACTGGCTCCTGATGTCGCCGGGGAACCACGAGGGCTCGATCCTGAAGCGGCACGAGACCGACCTCACCGAACGCACCGCCGAGCGCCTCCGGTCCGCCGGATCGCCGGTCATCCGTGGAACCTACTCGGGATTCGTCCGCTTCTCGGCCAACGTCGACGGCGACCGCACGATCTCTCGAGTCCTCCACTACCACCACGGACACGGCGGCGGCGGGCTGATGACGCACGGCGTCTTGAACACACGGCGGAAGCAGTCGTTCCTCCCCGACGCCGACATCATCTGGAACGGTCACACCCACGACTCCTGGAGCGTGCGACTCTCGAAGGCGAGGCTCACGGGGAAGGGGACCGTCCACCTCGACGACGTCCACCACGTCTCGACCCCAGGGTACAAGGACGAGTTCTCCCCGATGGACGGCTGGCACGTCGAGCGAGGCGGACCGCCGAAGCCGATCGGCGCGGCGTGGCTCCGACTCTCGATCGAGCACCACTCGAAGCCGAACAAGCACCGACGCATGAAGATCGAGATCCGGGAGGCGACGTGAAGAAGCAGGCCCGAGACATGCAGGCCATTCGAGACGCGATCGCGAACCTCCAGGAGATCACCGGAGCCGACGCTATACTTCTCTCGCTCACCCGATGCCGTCGGCGGAAGACCGAGACGCTCGTGATCCCGCATGGAAACCTCCACACCGTTCGAGGTCTCGCGGAATACGCCTACGGCCAGCTCTGCGAAGACCCCGACGAGTACGAGGACGAGGGGCTCGAGGAAGAGAAGGACAGCGAGGACTCCGATGGCTGAAGACTTCAAGCGAGACGAGAAGGGCCGCTTCGGTCCAGGGAATCCAGGCGGGCCGGGATGGCAGAAGGGCAGACGACGCCTCTCCCTCCTCGCCTCCCTGGATCGTGCGATCGAAGAGAGCGAGCGAGCCGAGGATGGTCGATCCGTTCTCGACGCCCTCGCACGGACCGCGATCAAGGCGGCGGCCGACGGCGACTTCCGGTTCTGGAAGGAGATCATGGACCGGCTCGACGGACCGATCAAGCAGCAGCTCGAGCACGACCAGACGATCTTCATCGAGAGGATCTCGAAGCAGGCACAACTCGAGGAGCGACCCGATGCCGATTCGTGACTTCCCGCCGACGATCGACGCGGACCAGATCGACTTCGTCCGCGATCCTCGCAAGACGAACACGACGCGACTCTTCGACGACTTCCTCGGTGGCGGCCAGAACACGAACGCGATCTCCCAGTTCCACGTCCTCGGGAACACGGGCGGCGCGGTGTGGAACAACAACGCGAGCACCGACACGTTCGAGCCTACGGGGTTCGACGACTTCGGCACGCTCCAAGCTGAGACCGGAACGAGCACGACGTCCCGCTCGATCATGATGACGCCGCAGCTCTTCAAGTCGTCACCCGACGATGGCGATCGCTGGATGTGGGAGGTGCGGGTGAAGCCCGACCTCGTCACGGGGAACGGCTTCCTCTCGATGTCGATCCTCCGCTCGGACTCGACCGACTCTTACGTCTCGATCGACGGCTCGCCGATCACGAACAACGTCCCGAGGATGTCCGTGTTCGCAGACTTCGACGAGGCGAAGTGGCAGACGCACAAGAGCGACTCGACCGCCAGCCAAGCGGGGACGACCGCCGCGAGCTCGATCGACTTCACCGACAGCAGCTACGCGCGTCTCGCCGCACTCGTCGAGTACCAGTCGGCTGGCGGCGGACGGTACGCGGTGAAGTTCTATATCGACGGGGTCGAAGCCTTCTCCGATCGCATCACCGCTGGCAGCGGCTCGCCGTTCGGGAAGTGCATCCTCTACAACAACGGCACCGGGAGCGTCCTCCGATCGACGTTCGACTGGTCGCTGATCCAATTCACCCGCACCGATGCCGTCGAGTTCGTCGACATCGAATCCGTCTGAGGAGACACCATGCAAGCCCTGATCGACTTCATCCGCGACGAGCGTGGCCTCGAGGCGACCGAGTTCCTGACCGCCGCCGTCCCCGTCACCGGCGGAGCCGCCGTCGCCTTCGTCTCGCTGAAGGACGACCTCACCGCGAAGGGGATCCAGCTCATCGAGACGATCGCGGTCGATCCCTGACCGACTCGCTCCCGAAGTTCCGACTCTGAGGGTGGAGATCAGGCTCGAGTCGACCCGAAGGTCGAGCTCGGGCGCGATCGAGTTCGGGGGAGCAGATGGACTGCACGCCACCACTCCAGGAGATGGAGGTCTTCGTGACCTCCTGGGACGGGGTTCGATACGTCTCGGCGATCACACGCGAGGAGCTCCGCGATCGACGCCGAATCGAAGCGACCTACCTCATCGACATCTCGGACGACCGGATCGAGGTCGATGGCTCCGTCGTCTTCCAGGGCGTCGGGCCGTTCGTCCGCGACATGAAGTACCGGGGCGAGATCCAGGTCCCCGACGGGATGGTCCCCGACATCCACGGCGACCCGCTCTGCTACGACCCTGAGACGCGGACGATCGTCTCGCTCTACACCGCTCGAGTCCCAGGCGATCGACCTATCGAGGTCTCGATCTCCTGGAGCGTCGACCTCTTCCATCTCGCCGACATCAACCGCGACGGATGGGTCGACGGTGCGGACATGGGTCTGCTCTACGGCGACTGGGGGCTCGAGGGTGGTCGGTCGGACCTTAATTCGGACGGGATCGTCGACGGACGCGATCTCGGTGTTCTTCTCGTTCAGTGGGATGGGTGACAACCAGGAGGTGGAGATGCAGATCGGACAGGAGCAGGTCGTCGAATTGTTGATGAGCGTCATCGGTGCGGCTATGCTCGGCCTCGTCGGATTCGTGTGGAAGATATCGCACCGCGTGTCGGACCTCGAGAAGTCGCTCGAGTCGTCTCGCGAGATGAACCGGAAGAACGAATCAGAGATCCAGCGCGACATCGACTACCTCATGGGCAAGGTCGAGAAGCAGGGCGACCGCATGATGTCGATCGCGAGGGACATACCGAAGGGCAAGTGATGCAGACCGAGACCGTCCCGATCGACGAGCCGACGCCGGATCCCGCGAACGCGAGGAAGCACGGCGAGCGGAACCTATCCTCGATCATCGACTCGTTGAAGGCGTTCGGACAGCAGAAGCCGATCGTCGTCGACAAGCGAGGGATCGTGGTCGCCGGGAACGGGACGCTCGAGGCGGCCAAGCGTCTCGGGTGGACCGAGATCGCGATCGTCCGGTCGGAGCTCGAGCCGACCCAGGCGACGGCGTTCGGCATCGCGGACAACCGGACCGCCGAGCTCGCCGAGTGGGACGACGAGGTTCTCCGGTCGCTTCTCGACTCGATGGACGACGAGATGATGGACGTCCTTGCGTTCGACTCGAAGGAGATCGACGCGCTCGTTGTGCCTGACTTCCAGCCGGTATCAGAAGATGAGCAATCCAAACTCGACGAATCGAAGGCAATTATTTGTCCGGAATGCGGTCATGTCTTCAAGGAATGATCTTCGTCTCGACTGGTGTTCGAGTCAGGCGGCCACCTACGCCTGCCGAAGATGGCACTATTCGGGATGTATGCCTCGGTTCAAAACGTCGAAGGTCGGCGTCTGGGAAGATGGCGACTTCATCGGCTGCCTAGTCTTCACCAATCCGATGCCGCCAGTCGTGAAGAAGTTCAAACTGAACGGAACACAGATCACCGAACTCGCGCGGGTTGCATTGACAGACCACAGGACTCCGGTATCGAGGATCATCGCGATCGCGACGAAAATGATCTACAAGGCGAACCCGGGACTCGTGGTCTTAGTGTCCTATGCAGATAGCGGCCAAGGTCACCATGGCGGTATCTATCAGGCGAGCGGATTCGGCTACTACGGCAGGAACGAAGGCGGTCGGGAACTCTTATGGAATGGCAGGTTCGTCCATCCTCGCACTATTGTTTCAGCAATATCGACCGGCAAGATTCGTAAGGAAGACGCGTGGTCCCTTCCTTCGAGACCTACCGGCGGGAAACACTGCTATGCAAAAATCATCGGTTGCCTCGATGGTTATCGTATACCATGCAAAACCGAACCGTTTCCGAAACGCGTGCGAAGTGAAACCAGCGACACGCCCGGCGACCAGTCGGGAGAGGGCGGTGCAACTCCGACCCGCACGCTCCATCCATGAGACTCCAGATCGAGCCGATCGAGGACGCCCTCCACGCCGGGCAGCTCGCCGTCCTCCAGGACGCCGCACGCTTCAACGTCCTCGAGTGCGGTCGACGATTCGGGAAGACACACCTCGGGACGCAGCTCGCGATCGACCGAGCCATCGACGGCGGCGAGGTCGGATGGTTCGCCCCGACCTACCGCTACCTCGCAGACCCGTGGCGGACGATCGAGAAGATCCTCGGGAAGATCATCGTCCGGACCGATCGCGTCGAGAAGCGGATGGAGCTCGCGACCCAAGGCTCGATCGACTTCTGGTCCCTCGATTCGGTCGACGCCGGTCGCGGTCGCCGCTACGATCGCGTCATCATCGACGAAGCGTCCATCGTCCGCGACCTCGGCCCAGCGTGGCAGGAGACCATCCGAGCCACCCTCGCCGATCGGCAGGGCGACGCCTGGATGCTCGGCACGCCGAAGGGCCGGAACTTCTTCCACCGGTGCTTCGAGCGGGGGCAGATCGGCGACCTCGGCTGGAAGTCGTGGAGGCTCCCGACCACGACGAACCCGCTCATCCGACCCGAGGAGATCGAGTCGGCACGGTCCGAGCTCCCGACCCAAGTCTTCGAGCAGGAGTTCCTCGGCATCCCAGCGGACGACGGCGGGAACCCGTTCGGGCTGGATGCGATCCAAGACTGCATCGGGGAGCTCTCGATCGCCGAACCCGTCGCGTACGGCGTCGACCTCGCGAAGTCGGTCGACTGGACCGTGATCGTCGGCCTCGACGCCGATGGATCGGTCTGCCGCCTCGAGCGGTTTCAGTCGTCATGGGCCGACACCGAGCGTCGGATCCTCGAGGAGATCGGGGACGTCCCGGCGACCATCGACTCGACCGGCGTCGGGGACCCGATCGTCGAGGGTCTCCAGCGGAAGCGTCCCAGGGTGGAGGGATTCAAGTTCACCCAGCACTCGAAGCAGCAGATCCTCGAGGGGCTCGCCGCCCGATTCAGCCAGCGAGCGATCCGGATCCCCGACGGCTGGCTCCGAACCGAGTGCGAGACTTTCGAATATGAATACACACGGACCGGCGTTCGCTACGAGGCTCCCGCCGGACTTCACGACGACGGCGTGTGCGCTCTGGCTCTCGCTCTCCGATGTCTCGACGCTCAGGCCACGAGCGGCTTCGAATTCCGGATCCTCTGAATGCCAATATCCGACCTCTTCGGCCTCATCTCCAAGCGACAGACAGACCCCGAGAAGTACCTTGCGTCGAGCGTGAACGTCGTCGGCGCGGGGCAGCACGGAGCGATCCGGGCTCCATTCAACCAGCGACGCGGCGTCGACGCCTACCGCTCGTGGGTCTACGCCGCCGCCAACATCAACGCGAACGCGGTCGCAGCTCTCCCGATACGCCTCTACGCTCGAGCCGATGCTCCGGACTTCTCGGGCGGTCGACGTGCCGTCTCGAGGTCTCGGAAGCGATACCTCCTCGGAGATGATCGTGGAGAGCGGCGACCGTCGACCAGCGTGCTCCGGAAGGTCGCCGACTTCGGGACCGAGTTCGAGGAAGTCACCGGGCAGCACCCCATCCTGGACGTGCTCTCGAAGGCAAACCCGTACCTGAACGGCTTCGACTTGACGGTCCTCCGAATCCTCTACGGCGAACTGACCGGGAACGGCTACCTCCATCCCGTGATCGACGAGGCTTCCGGCGTCCCCGGCGAGCTCTGGCCGCTCGCTCCGCAGTACGTCGAGGTGATCCCGGACGAGGACCAGTTCGTAAGCGGCTACCTCTACGGCGTCGACGCCCAGCGGAAGCAGGTCTTCGATCCCGACGAGGTGATCCACTTCAAGCGGCCCAACCCCGGGAACCTCTTCTACGGGATCGGCAAGGTCGAAGCCGCCTACGGTGCGGTGCTCGAGAATCTCGCGATCCACGAGATGGACCTTGCGACGTTCACGAACTCGGCGCGGCCGGATTACGCCGTCGTCGTCAAGGGAACCCCGAGCGGCGACCAGCTCGACCGATTCCAGCAGCAGGTCGAGGAGCGGCTGCGGGGGAGCCGGAAGGACGGGAACTTCATCACCGTGACCGGCGACGTCCAGTTCACGCCGCTGAACTTCCCGCCCAAGGACCTCGCCGGACGCGAGGAGATCGTCGAGGAGATCGCCGCCGTCTTCGGCGTCCCGGTCTCCATGCTGAAGGCGAACGACCCGAACCTCGCATCCTCTCAGACCGGCTTCGCCCAGTGGCGAGAGGGGACGATCCTCCCGCTCTGTAGGATGGACGAGCAGGAACTGAACCAGAGCCTCCTCCCGCTCTTCGGTCTCGAGGAGACCCACGTCCTCGCCTACGACAACCCCGTCCCCCATGACCGGGCGTACGAGCTCCAGGAGCGGCAGACAGCGGTCGCTGGCGGCTGGCGGACGCCGAACGAGGCGAGGCTCGAGGAAGGGAAGGAGGCGATCGAGGACGAGATGGCCGACCGGCTGCTCGTCGGCGGCCAGCCTCTCGGCGGTGCGGCTCCGGGGCTCGGTCTGCTCTCGGCGGACGATTCAGGGATCGAGCAGTCGACCCCGGACATCGGAGTCGCGTCTGAGATCATCGAGGCGATTCGCGGTCGAAGGCTGACCGCATACACGGCGACGAAGATGCTCCAGACCGCCGGATGGTCTCGAGCAGTCGCCGAACGGATGATCCAGGCCGAGGAGAAGGCTCGACCCGTGGAGAAGGTCCAACGGTTCCAGGGCGAGCCCCTCGGTGATTGTGTCGACCGTGGGATCGAGGTCCTGCTCGCCGAAGGGTACGAGCGGGATCAGGCGACCGCGATCGCTCTCGACCAGTGCGGCGGCACGAAGGCCGAGCTCCGCACCATGTACCGCACGCCCGACGACCTCTACGACACCGCTGAGGAGGCGGAGGCCGTGGCTCGAGCGATCGGGTGCGAGGGTCATCACACCCACGGCTCGAAGTTCATGCCGTGCTCTCGGATGGAGGACTACACCGCCGCGACCGGCGACGAGCATACGAGCGAGGACGACGCGACCCTTCGCCCCGAGAAGGCGATCGAGGACGTCGACCTCCAGCCGACCGAAGAGATGGCCGACCTCGCCGAGCGTGGTCTCCGTCTCCGGGAGGAGCACGGTCGAGGCGGAACCGAGGTCGGCGTCGCTCGAGCCCGCGACATCAAGAACCGCGAGAACCTCTCACCCGAGACGGTCGCCCGGATGGCGAACTTCTTCTCGAGGCATCGGGTCGACCTCGACGCCCCAGCAGCGGACTCGAGCCACGACGAGTACCCCTCGGCGGGTGTCGTCGCTTGGCTGCTCTGGGGCGGCGATCCCGCCAACCCGGACGAAGCCGGGAACGCATGGGCGAACCGCAAGCTCGACGAACTCGATGGCGCTCGAGAGAAGGCGAAGGACGACGCGAGCACTCCAGCGAAGCCGAGCGAGCGGGTCGAGGGATCGGACGAGAACCCCGAGGGGTCGGCGTCCGGAAGTCGCGGCGGGATCGAGATCAGCGAGGATACCGAGAAGGCGCTCAAGAACAAGGTCGAGGAGCACAACGAGGAGCACGGCGACGCGAAGTCGAAGAAGGTCGACCTCGGGATGCTGAAGGCCGTCTATCGTCGCGGCGCGGGTGCGTTCTCCACGTCGCACCGCCCAGGGATGACGCGGAACCAGTGGTCGATGGCTCGCGTGAATGCGTTCCTCTACCTCGTCCGCAACGGTCGACCGGAGAACGCGAAGTATGTCGGCGACAACGACCTTCTACCCGAGGGTCATCCGAAGAAGGAAAAGAAGGACAAGGGGTGTGGATGTGCTGAGACGAAGTCGTTCGAATGGCCGGACGCGACCAGGAAGTACCGCCTCGAGATCGAGGGCCTCGAGGACGACTTCGCCCGCTACAAGTCCGAAACGGAAGACCCTACTGCCGAGGATACGATCCGCGAGGGAGAACGACGAACGCCTGCTATGGCGATCGCTGCTGTGGCTCTCGAGGCGTTTGCGAAGATGTCCGAGACGCTTCGCTCTGAGGGCTCATCTGGGGCATTCGACCCGCTTCTCGAGAAGGCGAAGCGTCGCACCTCCAAGCAGGAGCGCGCGGAGGTCGATCGTCTGAAGAAGCTATTCGCGGATCTCAAGGGCAAGGTCGCCGCCGACATGGAGGCGACGATCCTCGCCGCGATCGAAGGCGGCAACCGAGCCGCCGTCGTCCGTCTGAACGAGCAGCTCTCCGCCCTCGGTCGGTCGCAGCTCGGGACGGTCACGCTCTCGAAGACGGTCCAGAAGCTCGCGGTCGCACGGGGGAAGGAGATCGCGGAGACCGTGATCGACGAGACCCTCGAGCGGTTCGTCTCCGGCGTCGATCAGACCTACTCGATCCCCGGCGATCTCCAGGGTCGAGCGAAGACGATCGCCCGCACTGAGTCGGCTCGGGCGTATCACGACGGACAGGTCGACGCCTGGAAGGAGTCCGGCGTCGTACGCGGGAAGCACTTCATGATCGCGGTTGGGGCGTGCGAGTTC